TTGTTTGAGCTGTAATATCCTTTTGTGTATGGGATGGTACCAACAAATTTTCATCCTCTGGTACGAACACAGACCCAAAATCAGACTGGGCGTGAAAAGTACTAGTCCTATCGATTAGATCATCCATTTCATCTACAAGTGTAGGATATTTTTCTGGTTGGGTTTTGTCACTAACATACCCAGGACCTACCTGACACTCAGGACGAGAAATTTGGTAATCATCTCCACCACTATGAGCAACGTACATAGTAATCGAATCAGCCACTGTTGGAGGAAAAGAGAGATCAACAAGAGAATAAACTGCAACGCAACCGGTTTTTGTCTCCAATGTAGTGGTGTTCGGGTATAAAGTACCCTCATTTATTTTGTATGTTTTACGCCACCCTGTATTAGATATAAAAGGAATAGAAACCCTAAAAGTTGTTCGGCCCATTTCATCTTGCCTATCTTTGAGATTACAAACCACACTGTAATTTGTGTTCAGCAATTCACCTAATGTTTTGGGAACATCAACAAAATTTGTTTCTGGTAAGAATACAACTGCGAATCGTCCTTGGTGATATGGAGTCTTGACAACCATAATATCATAGTGTATGGTGCCGCGCCACAACGTGCCCATCAAGCTTGTAAAGGCAAAACTGCCGAAGAATAAGTTTCCACTACTGTCATGTTGATAGCGTGAAAATGGAGAAACTTCCCATGCAGTTATTAGTTGCCTGCCAGCAAACAATGATGCAGGCACCTCTTGCCTATGGAAATAATTGGGCCGTCCGAAGATATAAGCCAGACTCATTTCATCTTTTGTTTCTGGTATGAAGGAAGAACCATCAATTCCATTATCTTGTATTAAAGCTAGTGTCGTTGCATCATCATGTCCCTCTGTATGCACCAAGGTATGAGTTGGTTTCAGAACACCTTTAGTTTGTGGTTGTATAGATGTCGGTTTGGACCAACCTAAGGATGCCGCTGTTTTGCCTATAGCTCTTGAAACCCAAGCAACTGTAGATGCCACGCTTCCAATAACAGGTACGCCTGACAAAACATCAGCAACCATGGAAACTCCTCCAGCTATTTTTGAAACTGGTCCTGTAACTTCAACTTCACCAGTGTCTTTGGCTGCCGCTGGTCGCACGTCTGACTGAGCAACATAGTACCCGCGTGCTTTCAATCTCCTTATTTCAAAACTATCACGTGACGACGAAATAACATCTTTGTGAGTTGGAACAAAGAATTGTGGATTTATAAATCTAGCAAATACTGTATATTTTGCTGTCACAGGTGTCTCGGGTCCGACTAGCTTAGAAAAGGTGTATAGGAATACAGTTCCAAATTGGTTATCAGAATTACTCAAATCAAACATGTCATAAATATTAGCATATGGGCATATCAACTTCAAAGAGTTTCCTTCCTCAATACTCACAATTTTGTATGGACATGAAGTTTGTGAAGCCAAGAACCGTGTTCCTTTGCGCCTAAAATCACCAGTTTGATCATAATATGGATTATAAACTAACATTAGCGCACCTTGCAAAAAGGGTTGGGCATTAATTTTGACCTCAATCTCAATGTCAGCCTTAAAGTACTGATAGTTCTTCAATTTATCAACAACAATAGGAGAATTGTTAAATATGGCTTGTGGAAAGTCCAGTTTCTGCATGAAATTTTGAGTGTCAGCAGCATAATCCGCATAGGTTAATTGCACTGGAATGGGTTCATCAGAAGTACTCCATTCATATGTTCCAAGATTCACAGGTCGCTCTAAAATAGTAGTAATTTCATGTCTAGTTGTATCATTCAAAGCCATCTGTTTGGAAGAGGATGGCATTGGAACAGTTTCTGCTGACATCTGCACGTCAGTAAGCAAATTTCCACGAGTGGAATCAACGTTCGTATTTTGGTCGTGGTCGTACGAAACAACACCACTTTCATCTGAATTACTTGAAGCAGTCATATAATACGACAGGGGTAGATGACTATTCACCCTGAAGTCGGGAGCTGTATCACCAGAGCACAGCAACACTCTATGGGTGGCAAGGAAATAGCATGAGTAATCAAAATATCCCGTTTCAATCAAAAATCACGATCACATTTCCGGGCGAGGCCGCGGAGTCTACCACAGAGGTTCATATTCAGTCAATTCAAAATTATCTCTATCATAATGATATTTTTGCATCTGTTCCCAATATGTTGGAACTTTAATGTTAAGTCCAACCTCTGCTAAAACTTGGCGTATACGAGCACTCCACTTCTCATACACGTCTTTTGGATGTAAAGCCAATTCCCTAATAACTTGCTCACAGTTTTCAACGGTGGAAGCATACTTTGCCTTCCCACGGATCCAATTAGTGATCTCCAATGTATTGGTTAGATCCATTGGGGCCATGTATGTGCCATCTTTCTGTAACGCAAATTTCCGTTTTAAGAAAGCTACTTCCTCCAGTGGTTTACACTTGAGGGTTGTACCAGCTTTTGTCTCGTCTGTATAGGTCAATCCAAAAGAAGCCAGTGCTTCCGTAATGGTGATCTGGTTAAACCAATCAAGAACAGTAACACTAACAGACTTTATATCATCATCACCATAAATAATTTCAGCAACATGTTCGCGATAATCACAAATCATAGGCAAACCATGTTCCTTCTTAAGCATTAAATAAGCAATTCGCATGACAATTCCATTAAACAAAGAGTTGACTATGACTGTCAATGGGTTGCCTGATGGCTGTGAGTGTGTTTTACGAATAACTTCTCCACGCACCAATATGTCAGCATTACTAATGTGTTCCCACAAGACAGTGCGAATGAGTTTTGATTCTTCATCGTCGTTGTACCATTCATTGATTTTCTCCACAATTTTAACCAAAATCTGCATCAACAAGGAGCCATCAAAGTTACTAAAGTCTCCAGCTATCATATTGTTCCCTTTAGTTTGCAAATGATGTGCTAGTTTTGTCCACTCCAATGAATACGGATTTATTCCAACTGCAATGCCATTGTCAATGCGATTTCTCATAACATGTGCTGCAAAGTCTAGGAAATACTGTCTCATCGCTATAACCAAATGTTGGGGGCATGCTTCAAACACACGAGTTTTCCCAGCATCTACTTTAGCAATAGGTCGCTTTTCATCTTTCAGCGTTGCTATGGAAATTGCATTTCCACGCACTGCATTACGAGCATCTTCCAACAATTCTTCCACATCTCGTCTTAATTCTGGGTGATCAACAATGTAAACTTCATCATTTCCAAGCCACTTTGTCTTTCCTTTTTCCTTATTATCCAAATTATAGGGATAGCCCGGAGAAGTGGTCCTATTAATGGGTCTTTTGTAAGCATCGCCTTGAATACCCACTATAGCTTCCTCGTAACTATGCACAATTCCAGTACCACTTGGTGGGGGTCCTAATCCTTGGAAGACATCATTAGCAGCTGCTTCAACCAGGTCGGCATCAACGTATATCTGACTGCCCATGATTTTCTTGATTCCCTTAAGCATAGGATCTACTAATTCTTCATCTAGCATCACCGGCTTAAGGTGAGCGGGTTTTGCAATATGCTTTTGCACTTTGTCAAAAACTAATGAAGGTCCCAGTTGTGTAACAATTGGTGCAGCAGGCGAAGGTGCAGACCCAACACTTAAACAATCACCATGATCAAGCAATGAAACTTGTACATTAGTGTTGACTAGGGTTTGTGCATGTGGCAATCGTCCATCAATCAAGTATGACTTTGGGATATTATGTTCTTTTACATGGGTATCCAACCCTGCTTCCAATAGCTGTCTAGTTAAAAGGACACCCAATGCCATTGATTGAGTCCCACCAGCAACATGAAGTCCAACCAACTTTGTATGAATCATTTTATTAGATATGGAAAGAAGAGCACCACACATTCCACCATAAGTCTCCAAATCGTATTCAATATGGTTCCCAATTCTGATTGGGTGCTTACAAACATCAGCACTCGCAGGACAGG